AGAATTGGAAGGATTAGATGCAGTAATGGCACTGCCCGATATATCATTTATAGATAATATGAGCCTGTCAGACTGCCAGCAGTTTTTAATGACAAGATACCAGGAAAATTATAAGGCAGTTACAGGCAAAGAGGTAAATTTACAGAAAGCATCACCAAGGCGTATTGAACTCCTTGCTGTTGCAGAACTTATGTATTACACACTGCAATGTGTTGACAAGGCCGGGAAAATGAATTTCATTAAATATGCTTATGGCAGTTACCTGGAACATTTAGGGGCATTTAAAAATGTACTGCGTACCAAAGCAAAACCTGCACAAGTACCAGTGGAATTTTTTCTTGCAGCACCAAGGGAAGCAGCTACAGGGATAGATAAAGGTGTGACGGTGACAGCAGACCAGAAAGTATTCTTTGCCGTACAGGAGTATGCAGAGATACCGGCAGGTGAAACCAGCAGGACGCTTTTACTTGTATGTACTGTAGCAGGGACAGAGGGGAACGGCTATGCACCAGGTGAAATCAATACGCTGTGTGACCCTGCCGGCTTTATTTCCAGGGTTACAAATACAGCAGAAAGCCAAGGTGGTGAAGACACAATGCCTGATGACGTTTTGAAAAATAAAATATATATGTCCCCGTCAGGTTACAGTGTTGCAGGGCCAGAAGATGCATGGGTATCACTGGCAAAGAACTATTCTTCTGATGTAGCTGGTGCAGAAGTATGGTCTGGCAGCGATTCAGTAGTCAATATATGCGTAATGCTTAAGGATGGGAAATTACCTGGTAAAAGTTTTCTGGATGGTTTAAGGAATTACCTGTCAGACGGGAGCAGGAAACCTACAGCAGATTATATACAGGTACAAGCACCTGAACCTGTAAATTATAATATTGAAATGGTTTATTACATTGCAGAAAGCAACAAAGCTTCCGCATCTGTGATACAGGAGGAAGTAAAACGCGCTGTATTTGATTATGTATGCTGGCAGGGTGCACATAGCAGTGAAATAACAACAGATGACACAGAAGCAAAGGCACGTGCTGGCAGGGATATAAACCCTGATGAGCTGGTTATGAGATGCAGGAGAGCAGGTGCAAAAAGAGTTGTCATAACTTCCCCTGTTTATCTGCCAGTTGGAAGAAACCAGATTGCAAACCTTGGAAATGGTATGGACGGGCTGCCTGGTATCAATATGACATATGGGGGTATTGAAGGTGATTAAGCTTAAAGATGCACTTCTGTCTGACATAGCACCACATTCCCTCCTTGGGACAGATGATATGGAAGCATATTCCCGGACTTTAAGGGATGCAGTAAGGCTGGTGCTGGACATGTCTGAAAAAACAATGGTTTATTATAATTTTGACAGCTTGTCTGAAAAAATAACTGACCTTATGGCATCAGAATGGCGGACACAGTTTTATGATGGCACACTGGAACTTGCTAAGAAAAAAGAACTAGTAAAAAACACATTGCAGTGGTATTTGTCAGCAGGGACTGACAAGGCAGTAAACAGCCTTTTAGAAACTTTATTTGGTAATGGAAAGATTATACCCTGGTACGAATATGGCGGACAGCCATACCATGCTAAAATATCAGCCAATATTGAATACAGTGAAGGTATAATGGAGAAGTTTGATACTTTGCTGCGTAAAGTTAAAAAGACAAGCACGATACTGGATGAAATAGAAATGGAGAACCAGATAAAAACAGGCATACATACAGGCGTTTCCATGCATATGCAGGAAAGGGCCTGTTTTTATGTACAAGGTGTAAAATGAGAGGAGGGACAGTATGGCAGTATTCAGGGATGCAGTCATTACTGATGCTGGAAAAGAAGCAACAGAAAAATTAATCGTAAGTACGGGGACTTTGCAGTTTACTGGATTTGCTGTAGGGACAGGGACATATACAAAAGCAGAAAAAGAAGAAGCTTCCCTCAAAGAAATGACATCATTAAAAAAACTTCTAAAGGTATATGATGTAAACAGTATAACTAAAAAAGATGGTATTGTAATACTTAAAAGCATAATAGAAAATACAGATTTTACTTCCAGCCATTCCATAACAGAAATAGGCCTGGTTGCAAATGATGGGGAAAATGATATCCTTTACAGTATTGCTGTTGCTGAGAATCCATTAAACATACCAGGTTATAATGGAGTTTATACTTATACAGTAACACAAGAGGCATATGTAGCAATAAGCAGGGATTTGAATGTTACAATTGAGCGGCCAGGAGAGGTTTATGCACTGGCAGAAGATTTAGAAACATATGTTAAAGATTTATCTTTTGACAAAGCCAGTAATACACTTTCAATGGCAAAGGGTGATGGAACAAAGGAAGAAATCCAGTTATATAATATTAAGTCAGAAATTGCTTTACTTGCAGCAGGGCAGACAAGCGTTGTGTTTAACTTTGATGAAGGTACAATATGCGAAGACAGCAAAATAAGCCTGGAAGCAAGCGTGCCAGACTTAAATTATGAAAATATAACTGTGGATGGTGACAATGTGACAATGACATTTGAGGCCCAGGAAAGGGATGTGTATGTAAAGGCGGTGGTAAGTGATGGGCTGGTATAAAGCAGGGCACAAAGAAACTGATACAAAAAATAATACAGCCAGTTTTGTACATAACAGGAACAGGGAGAATATAAAATCTGGCGAGAAACATAGTACAATATTCGGAAAGATAGCCAGGTATTTTGCAGATTTAAAAATGGTTGCATTTACAGGCGATTATGATGACCTTAACGGGAAGCCGTCATCTTTTCCGCCGTCATCACACAAACACGGAAAGGCAGACATAACAGACTTCCCATCTTCATTGCCTGCAAGTGATGTTAAGGCTTGGGCAAAAGCAGCAAACAAGCCATCTTACACATGGAGTGAGATAAGCAGCAAGCCATCTGCTTACCCGCCAGCATCACATACACATAGTTACCTGCTGTTATCAGGCGGAACGCTGGAAGGGAAGGCTTACGAAACACAGCCACATGTGGCAAGCCACAAGCAGTACAGCACAGCAGAGTCTTCTGTCGGCACAGAATTAAGGAGGCTGTGCACGCTGGAACTGAACAATTCAAACCTGTATGGTACGAATGTAATAGAGATAGTATACAGCGTGGCGTTCAGGGAATGGCCAATACACCTGTATGTTTATTTTACACATGAAAATGCAAACAATGCATCTGTGAGGTGTTTATATGCTGTTGATGAACTGTATAAAATGTGTGACCTGCGTGACATTGCCCCTTCCACGTATATGGGGAAAGTACACCCGCTTAGTTATAAAACTGGCGGAGGCAGGCCCGGGCTTAAAGAAGGTGTATGTTATGGGTTTATTTACAGGGTGGACAGCACGAAGTTTGACATTTACGTGCAGACAGAAATGGCATGGCCAATATACCATGTACACAGAGTATATGACCCAACAAACGGTGTTAAGTTTATATGGGGGCCTGACAATAAGATAAACATTAACAGCATACCATCTGGTGCAGTTAAAGTGTATTACGGGCCAGATTACCACGCAAAAGCATTTAGTGGCATACCTGTTGAGTAAATTAAGGGCTGTTTTTTAAAAAAGCAGGAATATTATAAGATATTGCCGTATACTGGCAGTTATGGTATAATCCTGGCATGGGGTAACTGTGTTACAAGGTGGAAAGCCTCCCTCACTTTACATAAAAGAGGGAGGTGGTGTATATGAGTACATACGAAGTTTTAAGCCTGTTGTTTTTAGGCGGTACGTTTCTCGTTGCATTGCTTACCTATATTGATAGGACTAATAAGCGCAAATAAATAAGCCTGCCTTGTAATCTTGGCGGATGAAGGCAGGCTTAAAACCAATCTTCGGAGGCTGGCCACTTTGTGGGCGGTTGCTCCTTTTATATACAATATAACACAGCCAGGCTGGTTTTGCAACATGCAGATTTAAGCCTGGCTTTATTAAATAACATGAAGGGCTGTAAGGCTCTTTTTTTTATTGGGAAGGGGGATGCAATGGACACACCAATCACACGTGCGGAACATGATGAGTTCTGCAAACGTATGGAAACAGAAAACCAGCGTCTTGCTGATGAAGACAGACGCCTTGGACGCAGGGTGTCAGTGCTGGAGGACACCACAAGGCAGATGCAGGCACTTACAACCAATGTGGAACGCCTGGCAGTGTCAATGGAAAACATGGCAAAGACACAGGCAGAACAGGCAGGCCGCCTGGATGACCTTGAGGCAATGGATAATTTGTCCGCAATAAATGCCAACGTGGAGAAATTAACCACCCTGCTGGAAAATTCCAAGGAAACATTGGAACGCCAGGAGAAACGCCTTGAAGCCCTGGAAGCAAGGGACGGGGAAAAGTGGAGGCAGGTGACAGGCTACATAATAACAGCCATAACAGGCATTATTCTAGGCTTTATAGCCACACATTTAGGATTTTAAGGAGGGAAACTATGTTAAATGAAAGAAATAAGAAATGGTTAAAAGCTGCTGGCATACGTGCTGTAAAAACAACAGCGCAGGCAGCCATAGGAGGCATAGGCGCTGCGACAGCATTAGGCGGTGTAGACTGGAAGCTGACAGTGTCCACAGCAGTTCTGGCAGGCATAGTATCAGTATTAACATCTGTAACAGGGCTGCCAGAAGTAAAAGAATAATTTTTAGAAAGGAACAGTAAAAAAGATGGAATTAAAAGATACAGCCAGAATGATGGACAGTGAAGACTATAAGGAGCGTTTTAAGGCAGAGTATTACCAGAATGTTATCCGTTACCAGAAATTAACAGCTATGCTTGAAAAATGGGACAGGGGCGGACTGGATTTTGAACCAGCATGTCCGAGAAGTACCTACAATGTGCAGGTTAAGGCAATGACAGATTACATTGCTGTACTTGAAGCAAGGGCAGTCATGGAGGGAATAGAATTACCAGAAATAAGATAATATGGAAAATTATAAAATTGTATCAAAAGAATATTATTCAAACTGTATGTTTGAGGCATTAAAAGCTAAAATCTACAATCCAAAAGTTAAAATTTATTTCTGTAAGCCACGCATAGCCGAAAACGGACATTTCCAGATGTTTCATTTTATGTGGTCTGATGGTATAGCAGATTATGATTTTTCTGATTTAACAGAAAATGGTCTGCCACTATACAGGAACTTGATTTTTAAAGGAGTTATCAGGAAATTTGAATCTGGGTTTGCAGAAAAATATACAAAATACAGGAACAGGAAAGGATGTAAAGGCAATGAAAAAAATTAAAAAAGTAACAGTACATGCAGGACATAACCCGTCAGGCAAAATTGCCTGCGGGGCGTCAGATTTACTGGATGAAAGCACAGAAGCAAGATGGATAACCAGAAAAGTCATAAAACTGTTAAAGAAAAATGGCGTAAAAGCTGTAAACTGTACAGTAAACGATGGCACAAGCCAGGGTGATGTGCTACGCAAAATCTGCGCTAAATGCAACGCTGTGGCAGATTCAGACCTGCACATATCAATACATTTTAACAGTGGCAGGAGCGACAAGAAAGGTGATGGCAGGACAGGAGGTACAGAAGTCCTGCTTACTCAGAATGTAGATGACAAAGGTGACATTGCAAAACGTGTATGTAACCAGATGGCAAAGCTTGGCTTTACTAACCGGGGTATAAAAACCAGGACAGACTTATACTTCCTGAACCACACCAAAGCGCCAGCATTGCTTGTTGAGGTCTGTTTTGTGGATGATAAGGACGACTACATGCTTTACAGTGCAGACAGGACAGATGCTGCACATGCAATAGCCAGGGCTGTGATAAACCACAACAAAGATATTGGTTAAATAAGTGCAGGCATTGCCAGAAACAGGTTAAAAGCAATTGCAGGGAATGGATTAAAAGAAGGTTTAATGATATTGATGCCATAGAAAATGAAAATTATAAGGTTTTGCTCAAAAATGAGCAGAACTTAAAAGGTGGCAGACCATCAACAGACCACTTAATCAAACTTGATACCACCAAAGAAATGGCAATGCCCCACATTATTACGAAAGAAGGGATATATTTATGGACAGCTTTATAAGCTGGGTGGGAGGAAAAAAGTTATTAAGAAACAAAATTTTAAGCCTGTTCCCCGAAAAGCATGTGTTTAACCGTTATGTTGAGG